TAGACATAAGGAAGCAAGATCAGATTCCAACAGCACTTATAATTGCACAAGCAATCGTGGAAAGTAATTTTGGAACATCAAGATTTGCAACAGAAGGAAACAATTTATTTGGAATTAGAGTATGGTCTAAGAATGGAATGTTGCCACTTAAACAAGACCCATCAATAAACTGGAGAGTTAAAACATACAAAACTAAATGCCAGTCAGTCAAAGACTACATAAACATATTAAACAATAATCATCACTACGCAGAATTTAGAATAGTAAGAAGCAGAACAAAAGACCCAATGATATTAGCAGATACACTAGATAATTTTAGCACTAGTAAAGAATACGCAAATCATGTTAAGCAGATATTAGTTAAATACAAAGGCAAGTTATGATAAAGTTTCTAATTAAAATTAACCAGTTCTTAGATAGGATTATTTGGAAACATTTTAACAAGCTAAGAAACAAGAGATTAAACAATGGCAAATGAGACAACATCAACTTCGCTAAACAAACTTTATACAAACAAAGTTAAAACAAAAGGTACTTATAGAGTTTATAAACCTAAACCATTAAAAATGCCGAGAAAAAAGAAATGAAAAAACCAATCTGGGAAACTAAAAGACCAAGAGGATTAGGCAAACCAAAATCCTTTAATAAAAAATCTAAAGCTTATAAATCTGCAAGACGATCTGCTGGACAAAAGTTCGGCAAGAAATCTAGCTTCGTTAAGAACCTTTACATAGCCAAAAGACTTAAAAGAAAATGATCTTAGATAAGATAACCTTTGGAAGCAGGATTATTAATCTAAACCTAATAGACAAAGAACAAGCATCTAAGAAAAAGATATTTGGCGAATTTGACTCAGATACAAACACACTTACTTTAGACAAATCACTAGACAATATCCAAATGGCAAACACAATACTTCATGAAATCTGCCACATGATACATGATGAATACAAACTAGACTTATCTGCAAAAGCAGAAGAACTTGTATGCAATTCAATAGGTAATGGACTATGTCATGTACTTTACCAAAACCAAGATTTACTTGACTTCCTTTACAAATCCCTTAAAAAAGAATAATTAGCATATTACGATACATCAATCGGTTAATATGGCTAAAGATATACAAGTAATAGACAAACAAAATGGTAGAGGGAGACCGATTTTTGACTTTACACCGAAAATATTAGACCAGATAAAAGAATTAGCCAGTTATATGTGTAGTAAGCAAGAAATTGGCAGAATTATTGGTTGCTCAGAATCTACAATACAAAGAAATCAATTAGCACAAGAAGCATACGAACTTGGGGTTGCACAAGCAAAAAAAACTATTCGTAAAACACAATTTGATATAGCTACTAAACTAAATTCTAGCATAATGGCTATGTGGCTTGGTAAAGTTTATCTTGGACAATCTGACAAAGTACAAAATACTGATGACAATGTACCACTACCGATCTATGACATTGTTGAAGAACCAAAAGAATTTATTGAACTAAAAGAAGTTGAAAATGAGTAAATGTATATTCTGCAAAAGATTAATGATTAACAAGTTAGAGCAACACATAAACTTTCCAAACGTCATAATTTAAAAGTTAAAAGACAAGCACCAATAAGTATTAACACAAAGAAATATGAGAAGATTTAGTTTAAGAAGTTCAGATAAGAATAAACGTGGTGGATTATCAGCATCAGGTAGAGCAAGATACAATCGTGCAACTGGAAGTAATCTAAGACCACCAGTTAAAGGTCGTCCAAGTTCGCCAATGCAACTAAGACGCAAAGGTTCATTCCTAGTTAGAATGGGAAGTGCTAGAGGTAGATTGTTTGATGAGAAGGGTCGTAAGACTAGATTAAAACTAAGCTTAGAAGCTTGGGGTTATAGAGGTAAAAGCAAATCTGAAGCAGTAGCTTTAGGCAGAAGATATTTGAGGGCATATCAGAATAAAAAAAAGTAGTGGAATACTTTGTAGTATTCTTCTTGCTGATCTTTAATGGGCAGGAATATAGACCTATATTTTTAAAGATGGAAGATGGTAGAACCTTCAAGACTTTAGAAGATTGTAATAGATTTGGCGAGAAACAAGGCGAATTAATTATAGAAACTTTAAACGAACAAGGTATTATATATAAGGATTTGATGTACAAATGTGTGGAAGAAAAAAGCCAAGAAGCATGATTGATAAGAAGCAACGAGGGTCTAACGATCTTGAAGTAATCATTTACGAACTTAAAAAAGAAATAGACAGATTAAACGAGGAACTTCAGATCAAAGAAATAGAGTTAAAAAAACTAAGAGACAATGATTAATGTCTTTATTGGTTATGATAGCAAAGAGAAAATAGCTTATCATATACTAAGCGAGAGCATACTAAGACATAGTTCAGTACCAGTAAGATTCACACCACTATACCTTCCAAACCTTAAAGACTCATTCACAAGACCAAGAAACAGTTTATCATCTACTGAGTTCTCATTTAGTAGATTTATAGTTCCTTACCTTATGGAGTACAAAGGTTGGGCATTATTTTTAGACTGCGATATGCTGTTTACTTCTGACATCAAAGAGTTATGGGATTTAAGAAATGATGATTATGCAGTTATGGTTTGTCAGCATGATTATATACCTAAGCACTTATCTAAGTTCGGCAATCAAATACAAACTGTTTATGAGAAAAAGAACTGGTCTAGTCTAATGCTAATGAATACTGACAAGTGTAAACAGCTTACAAAAGAATATGTTGATACTGCATCAGGATTAGAACTTCATCAATTCAAATGGACTGATAAGGTTGGTGGTTTACCTTTAGAATGGAATTGGTTAGTTGGCGAATACCCATACAATGCTAATGCTAAGAACATACACTTTACAGAAGGTGGTTGTTACTTTGAGAAGTATGAGAACTGCGATTACTCAAAAGATTGGTTTAACATTTATACGAATACAGTTAAGATACAATTATGAAAGCTTTTGTAACTGGTGCTAATAGAGACTTCATAGACATCTTAGATTGGTTCTTAGAAGGTTATCACAAGCATATTAAGATTCCATTATACATAGCTAACTTTGGTATGCTTAAAAAATATCCAAATGAACTTATGGTTGCAACAGATGACAGAACTTGGTTCTACAAACCTAAAGCTATGATGCAAGTTCCTGCAACACAAATAATCTGGTTAGATTGCGATATAGAAATTAGAGAAGATATATCTGATATGTTTGATATGATTAAAGACGACTACCTATTATCTAAAGATCATGCAGTTAGAACTGACAGATGGCAAACTGGTATTGTAGGTATCAAAGATAAAAAGGTATTAGACAAATGGTTTGACAGATGCGAGATGAGACAAGAACGATCAGATCAGGAAGCATTTAACAAAGTAGCACATGAGTTTAAGATCAATAGATTACCTGACAATTATCATGGTTTAAGATTAGGCAAGAATAATGATATAGCTAAAACAATACATTGGACTGGAGAAGATGGAAAAGAAATTATTAGAAAAAAGATTCGTGAGTCAATGCAGGAATCCAAACATAGTCTCAGTACCAATTAAATTCATTAAGTATTCAAATCAGTTTGACAAACATAATTGGCTTAGTCTTAAAGTAAGATCAGAACGAGATAACTTATACCTGAATGATAATCTAGCTAAACGCAGATTAAAAACATTACCTGAGATTGATAATCTATTTAATCCTCTAATACTTTGGGCTAGTGATTATTTGATCTGCATATTCGGCAACAAAAGACTAAAGACAGCTATTGATAAAGGTTACACTCATATAGACTGTTTAATCTACACAAACTTAGATAGAGCAGTAAGAGTTGGAACTTCTATTTGGAATACTTTTAAAGAGAACAAACTATCTAAAGTTGATTATTTATTAACAACTGATAATCAAGGCATTACAGATATTTCTAAATATATGGTGGAAGAAAAACAATTCATAGACATTTACGCAACACACCAACAGATACTTGTAAGAGAAGCTTTAAATTGTAACGAAGATATAATGGAAACTGGTTGTGGTTATTATTCTACACCATTGTTAGTTGAGATAGCAAAAGCTAAAGGAATTAAATTAATATCATTTGTCCAAGAGATTAACTGGGCTAGAAGATTTGACTATTTAATCGGTTCACATTATCAGCAAATACAAATAGATTTTGCAAAAGAAATACCATTAACACAAAGGTTTGGAATGTGCTTATTAGATCACGAACAATTAGTTAAAGACAGAATCAAACATCTTAACCATGTTCTAAAGCACACAGATACAGTTGTAATACATGATGCAGATATAGTTCAGTCATTTAACTTCCTGCACAAACCACATACGATTGAAATGCACAAACACTTAACACCAAACACAGCAGTTATTAGAAATGTTTAATCCTTACGAATACTTTAAAGGCAAGAATGTTTTACTCATTGGTAATGGTGAGAAGATAAAACAGATTGATTACAGTAAATACAATTCAATAGTTAGAATGAATCTTGGAGTTCAAGATAAACCATGTGATGTATGGATTAACAATCTAGTGTACGAGGGTCATAATATGCTCAAAGAGATTCCTGATATACGTTGCATTGTAAGACTTAACTTTGAAAAAGATGGTAAGAGAGCAGAACGTATGCCTGATTGGGTTAAGAAAAAAGCTTGGCTATGGAATGTGTTTGAATACAATCAAATGACAATTAGGTATAATTATTATAGACCAACAACTGGCTTTGTAGCAATCTATTGGCTACTCAATCATTGTCAATGCAAAGTAACTATTACAGCATTTGATTTCTTTAAAACCAAGAATAGATATACAATGGAAGAAGTACAACACATTGGAACTCCAAAAGGATATAACCATGATGTTAAGTTAGAAGAAGATGTTATTACAAAGTTACTTCAAAGAGGAATTATAAATGCCATTTAGCAAACCACAACTAGACGTATATACTTGTCCAAAAAGATTTAGAGTTCTTATTACTGGTAGAAGATTTGGCAAAACACATTTAGCCATGTATGAACTATTAAGATTCGCAAGTAGAAAACCTAACTCAAAGATATTCTATGTAGCACCAACTTACAGAATGTCTAAAGAGATTATGTGGAAACAACTTAAAAGATTAGTTGTAGAAAAAAGATGGATTAAATATGCTAATGAAACAGAATTGTCTTTGGTGCTTAGGAATGGTTCACAGATTAGTTTAAAAGGTGCAGATAAATCTCCTGATAATTTACGAGGAGTAGGATTGGACTTCCTATTACTTGATGAGTATGCAGATATACCAGTAGAAGCTTGGACAGAAGTCTTGCGACCAACAATCTCAGATAAGCACGTTACTGGTAATGTATTATTTATAGGAACACCTAGAGGATTTGGTAATTGGAGTTATGAGATATACCAGAAGGGATTAGGAGATGACCCTGAGTGGAAATCATTTAAGTACACAACATTAGATGGTGGTCAAGTTGATGCAGAAGAAATAGAACAAGCTAAACGAGATTTAGACGAGAGA